GGGGCGGTGGCGAGAGCGGGGATCAACCGCCACCGCCCCGAGAGCTGCATGGGCCTAGAACAGGTCCTCGTCGACCACGGCGGTCGGGGCTGGCTCGAACTTGGCCACGTACTTGCGCGCACCCTTCATGCCGGGCTTGCGGGGCTCCTCGGTCGAGTCCCACTTCATCGACAGCGTGCCGCCGTCGAGCGGCTGGCCCGGCTGGACGCCGGCCTTGCGCAGGGCCTCCTTCAAGGCGTCGATCATGTAGCCCTTCACGAACAGTCGGGCCTCCTCGCCGTTCGAGATGCCCGAGACAACGTACTGGTACTTCGGATCGCCGCTCGGCCAGAACACCGGCGTGCCGTCGTCGTACGAGGTCTCCTGGCTCTTCTCGATGCGCGAGATGCGGATCTTGACGATGTCGCCCTCCGCCTCGAACTTGAGCGAACTGCCGCTCGAGCCGAGGAGCTCGGTGGTGATGTCGATGGTCATTGCTTCCCTGCCTTTCGTTGGATTCGGGATCTGTCAGATCAGGCGGCGAGCGCCCGGTCGAGGTCGCCAGTCAGCGCAATGCCGCCGTCCAGCTCGAAGATGGGCGTCACGGTGCCCTCGTCCACGGCCTTGCCGAGGGCAAAGAGGCGGTTCGCCTGGTTGATGGTGAGAAGGCCGAAAGCCTTGGCCAGCGGCATGCCGTCAAGTGGCTCATTCCTTGCCGTCTCGACAAGTTTCGTGACGATGTCCTGTCCGAGGTCGGCGACCGTCAGCAGCGCGGTGTTGATCGCCAGTCGGCGCTCGGTGTAGCGCCCGGCCGTGCCGGTGATGCGGAAGGCGACCTTGGCCCGGCTGGCGTTGGTCAGGATCGACCCGACCCACGCCTGGACCTCGGGGCTGAGGCGGGCTTGGAGCTCCTTGAGCGGCTTGGCCTCCTTGGTCGTGATCTCACGGCCCTCGTCGAGCGGCTCGGGAATCTGCGCCACCTTCGACACCCAGCGGGTCAGGTCGACATCGCTGGGCACGTCGGCGGGGTTGAACTCCGACGGCCGGCGAATCGACTTGGGCTTCGGAGCCGGGAACGACAAGGTGTGCTCGCGCTCGACCTCCTCGCACATCTGCTCGATCAGCTGCGCTTGGGCGTCGGTGATCTCCTCGCCGCTGGCCAACTTGGGCACGCCGGCGGGCCATGCCTGCAACAGCGCCTGCTTCTGGCCCTGGGCGACGATCTCGCCAAGGCGACCCTTCATCCACGTGCGCCAGACGTTGCCGACGAGCTCCTCGGCACCGGGGAACGCCTCCTTGACCTTGGCGACCGTCTCGGCCTGCACCTCGTCTCGTGTCTTGCGAGACGGCTCGGGTTCAGAGACAGCCTCGACCTTCGACAGGACCTTCACCTTGCGCATCTCGCGCACCTTCATGGCGAGGTCGAGGGCCTCGGCGCCAGCCTCGAGGTCGATCCAGTGCAGGTCGCACACTGCCGAACCGGGCTGAATGTGCAGCACAACGCCTGCGTTTCTGCTCAGCGCCGGCATGGCCTCTCGCACGTCCTCGGACCCGTCGGCGGCTGCGCCTTGTACGTACAAGTTGTCGGCGGTGGCGTAGAGCGTCAGCTGGATGGCAAACGACAGGGCGCCCATGAGGCTCGACCCCGTCTTGACGTCGGCGACGTAGAGCTGCTGGCCGTCGCTCAGCACGAGGTCGAACGTGCCGGCCACCTGGTAGGCGTCGTTCACCACCATGCGCTCAGCCATGCCCTCGACCACCGAGAGGCCAGCGGCCTCCAGTGCGTCGTGAACGGCCTTGGCCTCGGTGGCGAACATGGCCGGGACGGCCGAGAGGTCGTGCCACGACTTCTCGAAGGCGGCGTGCATCGCCGTGCCCTGGTCTCGACGGATTGTCGCCCCACCAGCCGTGGCGGCGTCGTCAGCGAGAACATTAAGGGCCTTACGGTCGTCCTTATCGACCATTGCGGCCCGAGCGGCAAGGTCAGGACGGGCGCCAATGCCGATGGCGACCATGCGGGCCTTCCACTCGATCAGCGCCTGCTGGTCGTCGAGCGTCTTGGCAATCGTGGTCGCTCGGGTGTAGCCGATCGGCTTCGATCCGCCTGGTGGCAGCACCACGTAACGACCCCACCGGTCACGTCGGGTCGGCAGCGCGAGCAGCTCGTCGATGGTCATCACTTCTCCTTGGGGATTCGGGGACTACAGGAAGGCGTCGATGGACGTCAGACGGATGCCGAGGCGCTTGCGCTCTGCGGCGGCGTCCTTGTGGCCCATGCCGGCCCAGATGCCGCGCTCGCGGTGATTCAGCACCCACTCACGGCAGTGCGGCTTGACCCGGCAGGTCTTGCAGATCGCCAGCGCTGCGGCCTTGGCGCTGCGATCGTCGGCGGTCGGAAAGAAGATGTCGGTCTTGCCCTTGCACGCCGCACGGTCGGTCCACTCGCCGGGGAACGGGGGCATCAGTGAACGCCTCCGGCAGCGATGAGGTACTGGATCTCGGCGTTGGCGTCGACGAGGGTCGTGCGCATCGACTTGACCTGCTCGAGTAGGTCGCCGACCAGCGCCGTGCGCTCCTGGTCTCGCTCCACGAGGGCGTCGATCATCGCCTTGGCGTCGAGCAGCAGGTCGGGGTCGATGCCGCTCGGCGACGGGTTGTGGGCCTCGTACTCGGCGGCCTCTTCGAGCTGCTCGCAGATCACGTTGATCTTGTTGTCGCTGATCTCTTCCATCACGCTGCCTCCATCGCTTGCAAGATCGACAGGAAGCCAGCGCCGGACGTGGTGACGTACCAGTCGGCCGGCGAGCCCTTCCCACGGCGCTTGTGCCAGACCACGCCGACGGAGCGCTTGGCGTTCTCGGCCTGCTCGGCGGCACGGTCGACCCACGCAGCCAGCTGTGGCGTGGCGTGGTCCTTGACGTCGATGGATGGCATGACCGGCGACGGCAGCCACAAGTCGCCACGGTCGAGCGTGGCGCCGGCCGGGATGCGGTCGGCCGAGATGCCGTTGGCGGTCAGGTAGTCGGCCACCTGACGCTCGGCCCGGCTGCCCTTGGCCTTGGCGGCGTTCACCATCAGCCCCACACACCGATCACGATGTAGAGGGCGATGACGCCACCCACTAGGCCGAGGGCGATCGACTCGAGGATGACCCCGAGGTCGGTCTTCATCGGTTGTCCTCGGCGAACACCACCTTGAAGGCGACGAACGTGAGTGCTGGCAGGACCACCACCGCAACCACCAGCGGGGCGGTCGCTGCCAGCAGATTGACGAGCCAGTTGAGCGCACCCAACATGGCGAAGACGGCGAAGATCGCCATCAGGATCAGGACGTTGCGCTTCATGCTGCACCTCCTCGGTTGGCGGGGTGCCAGCGACGGCTCCCCACCTGGACGACCTCGGGCCGCATCGCTTCGTCACGGCCGGCGAGCTGTGCGGCGCACGGGTGCTGCGTGAAGTTCGCAGCGACGGTGGCGTTGCCACCTCCAAACGGGGCGAAGATGATGCTGCAGGTGGTGCAACGGAGGGCGGCGCTCATGCGGCACCTCGCTGCGGCTTCGTGGTCGACCGAGCGATCCATCGGTCGATCTCAAGGTGGTCGAACCAGAGCTTGCGCCCGATCCTCGTCACGGGGATGCGGTCCTCGGCGACGAGTCTGCGCGCGTAGCGCTCAGAGACTCCGAGGTAGGCGCAGAGACCGTTGAGGTCGAGCAGCCGGGTGGACGGTGCGGGGACTTCGGCTAGCGGCATGACGTGGAACGTACCGGAAGGAATACTTCCCGTCAAGGGTATTTAACTGCTGCTGCGGTAAGTAGAACTTCTGGTTATGCGCTTCCGCCGATTATCTCGGTACGTACCGGTTTACACTGGTAGGGCAATGAGCGATCGAAACAGCACCGACGAGCAGCGCAAGGCGTTCGGCGAAGCGCTGCTGTTCGCCATCTCGGCGTCGGGCCTCGAGCTCGGTGCGCTCGCTGCTCAGATCACCGGCGCCAACGTCGACACGGCCCGCAAGAACATGAAGGCGTGGACCAGCGGCGAGCGTGAGCCGTCTCGGCCCCAGGTGCTCATGCTCGAAGAGCTGCTCGGCCTGACGCCCGGTGCGTTGTCATGCCACCTCGGCTGGGTCCCAGCCGGTGCCGGTGGCTCCTCGCTCGACGTGGCGATCACGCTCGACCCGAGCCTCACCGATGCTCAGCGTCAGGCGCTCCTTCAGATCCTGCGCACCTTTCGCAGCAACTAGCGCATCGCGCATCCCCTGCACCGCTTGGACGACGATCACTCGTTCCTCATCCGTCCACGCATTGTCAGCGAGGATACCGAGGGCCATCAGGTAATCATCTGCTCCGCTCATGGTCGCAAACATACGTTTGTTCTGTGACCATTTCCATCGGTTTCATTTCGACGTCCTAAGCGTGTCGAGATTGGCTGCGAGCTCTTCGCCCACGCCGTCGAGCAGGTGCCCGTAGGTGTTGAGCGTGACGGCGATTGACGAGTGGCCGAGACGCTGCTGAATGGCCTTGGGATGCGCGCCCGTCGAGATTGCCAAGGCCACGGCCGTGTGGCGCATGTCGTGAATCCTCGGGGCGCCGACGATCTTGGGCGGCTTGCCCGGCGTGTAGACCTTTTCGGCCAGACCGGCCCTGACGCATGCCGGTGCCCAGACGTTGGCGCGAAATGAGTGCCCGATCGGTTCGCCGTTTTGGTTCACAAAGACGAGGCCGTCGTCGCCCTCCTGGCTGAACTCGGCCATGTGCGCCTCGAGGTCGCCGGCGATCGACGCGGGCAGCAGGACGGTGCGTCGGCTGCTGGCAGTCTTGGTGTCCTCTCGATGCCATTCGTCATCACGCTTCACCAGCTGCTCGGTGATGGTGAGGCGCTGGCCATCGACGGCGGACCGGCGAAGGCCGATGAGTTCGCCCCACCTGAGACCGCCATAGGCGGCGACGAGGACGAAGGCCCGGTAGCGAGGTGCGATGGCATCAGCCAGGCGCTCGACCTCGTCGGCGGTCAGGTAGTTGACCTTCGTGGCCGAGATGCGAGGCGGCTTCACGTTGCCGCAAGGGTTCGACGCGATCATCCGCCGGCGGACGCCCCATTCGAGCATCGTGCGCAAAGTCCGATAGTGGCGGTGCACGCTCGATGCGGCGTACTTCTTCGACTCCTTGGCAAGGAACCGCTGGATGGCATCGTCGGTCAAGTCGGCCACGGCCAGCGGGCCGAGCTCGGGCAAGATGTAGCGGTCGAGGTCCCGGCGGTAGGTGGCCAACGTGCCAGGGGCGAGATGGGGCGACGCGTCGAGCCACCGATCGGCGAGGGCGTAGAGCGTGGCTCGGCCCGCAGATGCGTCGACGCCTTCGCCCAGGCGAATCGACGTCTTGGTCTGCTCAAGAAATGCCACGGCATCGCCCTTGCGCGTGAAGTTCTTGGCCCGCTGTTTGCCCGCAGAATCGCGCCATCTGGCCTGCCAACGCCCACTTGGCACTCGCTCAATGCTCAACGTCAACCTCCTGATCGTGCACATTTCATGCACATGACCACAGATAAATGCGGTCAATCAGAGGTTATCGGGGTCACTCGCTCGATGGGGTGCACCAGGACAAAACAAGCCCCTGACCTGCGTTGCTGCAGGCCAGGGGCTTAGAGGCGACGGTGGGAATCGAACCCACGTACGGGGCTTTGCAGCCACCTACCGTCTGGGTCGTCAAATGAGCGCTGAAATGGGATTTCTTCGGCACCACTCCCCTAGTCATGCACATTTCATGCACATTCGCTCAATGTTGACGGGCCGGATAGGTTGCCAATGCACGAACCCGATTAGGAGGCGTCATGGGTCTGTTCTCAAGGACGAAGAAGGTCGAGGCGCACAAGGGCGTCCACGATTGGGCGCAGCTGGTCGAGATGGCAAACATCAAGCCAACCGGCAAGGGCAAGCAGGCCGTGGTCGGCGAGTCCAACTATCAGCAGGCGATCATCGCCGCCGCTGGCGGGGTCAACGAGGCGGGCCAGCCGCTTCATCGAGACGTGTTGGCGCTCATCGAGCCCGACCCGCTCAACCAGCACGACAAGACCGCCCTGGTCGTCTTGGTCGATGGCAAGACTGTTGGCTACATCCCCAAGACGCACAAGTCATACGTCAAGAAGGTGATGAAGCAGCAGGACGCCAAGTACCTAACCTGCGTGGGTCACATCACCGGCCGAGCCGGAACGAGCCGCAAAGACGCCTACTTCCTTGGCGTTGAGCTCGATCTGGGACGCAAGACCGACGACTAGCCCCACACAGCGAACAGCCCCCGCCACGGCTGTGCTGCAGCACAGGGGCGGGGGCTTGCTCGCGCAGACCGGCTCGGTTGTTGGCAATGCCCCATCGGGGCGCCAGTGGGCAGCGGCAGGGTGCTGACCTATCGAGCCGGCGATCAGGCCGCCGGCTTCTCGATCGGCACGACGGACGGGGTGCCCGCAGGGCCGATGTTCATGCTGACGAGCGACGTGAGCACCGAAGCGACCGTGGCGGTGGCGATGGTGCCGACGATCGACTTCCAGTCGGCGTGGAACCAGTCGAAGTGCGCAGCGACGACGAGTGCCAGGGCGCTTTGCGCTGCGGTCTTGACGGCTCGCTCGAGCAGTTGGCGGAAGAAGGTCTTGTTCATGGCGTGGGCCTTTCGGTTGGCTTGGGCTTGGGTGGGAACAGTTCCCAGACAGCGAAGAGACAGTCGGCGTAGCCAGCTAGGTCGACGATCGAGTCCCTGACCGTCTTGGCGTCGTGGCCGGCGTCGAGCGCCATGCCGATGCGGCTCAGCTTCACGCAGGCCATGAACGCCACCGCTTCGGTGACGCTCAGATCAACGCCCGTCAGTGCCTTGAAGAGCGCCGCCGTACGCGCGTAGTCGACGGCCGGGTGGCCGTACGTGTCGCCACGGTCGCCGTGGACGAGTCGGGCCGCCTCGGCGCTGGTCGAGTCCCAGGCGGTCATGCTGCAGGCCTAAACGCCACGTAGCACGACACACCATTGCGAGCGGTGGCGGAGCCGAGCGCCCATGAGAGGCTTCCCGACGGAGTGAACTTGAGGCCGTTGTTGTACGACCGGGCGTAGATGTTGCCTGCGGCGGTAAAGCTCCCCCACGTGGCGCTGAACGACAGGTCGGTGGTGTTGGAATCAAGCAGAAACGATTGAGACCCGGCAAGCGAAGCAAACCCAATGGCCAAAGCCCCAACCACCGTTTTTGCAGGACTTGAGCTCATTGAGATTCCGTTACCGCTGCTCCATGACCCAATGGCCGTGTTTGTCGTGTCGATCGGGCTCGCCGCATAGGCGCCCGAAACCTCGGTGATCGAGGCGGCGGCGACCGTCCCGGCCGACCAGGTGACGTTCAGCGTCGTGCCACCCGAGGCCACGTTGCCGCTGGTGAGCGGGACGTAGAACAGGTAGCCGCAGATGCCGGTGGTCAGGTTGCCCGTGATCTGCGTGGCGGTCGTGCCGCCATAGGTCACCGTCGGCGATGCCAGGGCGTTGTTGTTCGACACCATGACGACGAGGAGGTTGCCGGCGACGGGCGTCTGCGCCAGCGTCACGTTCGTGCCCGGCGTCGTGATCGAGGTGGTCCAACGGACCTCCTTGCGCTGCGCCGTGACCTCCGTGACCGCCTTGGCAAACCGAGCGTCACCAAGCGCATGAGACGAGCCAGCAGCCACGCTGCCACGGATCGGGCTCATGCGAACTTGGTCAGCGCGGCGAAGACCGTGTAGGTCGGCGTCGCTGCCGTCTTGACGATCGTGTAGGTGTAGATGTCGTAGGCGCTGGCGTCACCAGCTGCGGGCGACGCACCGTTGAGCCACTTCATCGTCACGCCGGTGGCCGTGCCGTCAATCTGGAACGAGCCAGACGGGCAGTAGTAGGCCGTGGCGCCGTTGTTCGTCATCACCGTGACCGTGACGGACTGGCCGACGCTCAGCATTGAGGCCAGCGTCGTCGAGCCATCGCCACGCACGTTCGTGGTCCAGTTGGCGGTCGGGTTGATGGTGAAGAGGTAGGCGCCGGCCGTCTTGATCGACACCGTGGCGGCGGTCGAACCGCTCAGCGTGGACGAGCTGTCGACGCTGACGACCTCGAGCGCGCCCTGGAAGGCGCTGTTGGCGTTGAACGACCCGGTGGCGCCCGTGGCGCCCGTCGCTCCGGTGGCACCTGTGGCGCCCGTCGGACCGGTCGGGCCGGTGGAGCCTGTTGCACCCGTGGCGCCCGTCGGGATCGTGAAGTTCAACACGGCGGCCGACGAGGTGCCCGTGTTGCTCACCGATGCCGACGAGCCAGCAGCGCCGGTCGTGGTCGAGCCGACCGAGACGGTCGCCGCCGCACCAGCAGCGCCAGCCGGACCCGACACGCCGTCGAGGTTGACCGTCCAAGGGCCGGTGCCCGAGCCAGAGCCGACCAACGTGGTCATCTCGGCCACCATGGCGCCCGACGAGGAGTCGTATGACGTGACGGTGCCGACCATGTAGTTGTTCAGCGACAGCGACACCACGACGCCCTGGTTGGCCGACCAAGCGAGGCCGGTGCCCACGGTGAAGCTCTTGGTCCCCGTCCCGAGCGTGATGCTCGAGGTGCTGGTGGTCTTGAACTTGTCCCCCGCCGCCCCGGTGGCACCGGTGTCGCCCTTGGGGATCGTGAAGTTGAGCACGGCGGCCGAGGTGGTGCCGGTGTTCGAGACGGCCGCCGACGAGCCAGCAGCGCCGGTGGTGGTCGAGCCGACCGAGACGGTCGCGGCGGTGCCAGCAGGACCGGTCGAACCCGTGGGACCGGTCGGGCCTGCCACGTTCGAGCCGATGGCCGTCACGAGGGTGTCGGTGGTGCGGATGATGGTCGCCGAGTCGGTGACCTGCAGGATGAGGGCGTCGGTTGTCATCGGGTCGGGCTCTGGCTGATCTTGACGGGGCCTTCGAGAAGCGTGGTGACCACGCTCGAGGAGGTCTCACGCAGCGACCAGACGGCGTCGCCAGGCGTGAGGGCGGCGGTGGTCGTGGCCGAGAGCGTGGCGTTCATCGTGCCGGCCGCGCCGCTCACGATCGAGCAGCTGAAGGTCGCCAGGGGCGACGTGTCGTCGATCGCAGCACGCAGCTGCGCCGTGTAGGTGCGGCCGGTGATGTTGATCGCCGCGCCGTTCGAGTCCTTCATCGTCACCGATACCGTCTTGGTATCGCCGATGACGATGTTGAGCGGGTAGTTGGCTGGATCAGCCATGGGTGTCCTCCCTGCAGGGTTGGTCGAGTCAGAGCGGCAGGCCGAACACGGAGAGGCCGTGCTTGCGAGCCATGTAGGTGGCGAGGGGCTTGCCCTCGTAGCGGCGGCACAGCTGATCGAGCGAGATGAACCGAGGATCGGCCACGCCGTTCTCGACCTGCTCAAGGAGGATCACGCCTCGCCAGTGCGCGTTTCCCTGGGTTCCCTTGTAATCCTCGGCGTGCACGTAACAGGCGCCGGCGATGATTCCCATCTGTTGAGTGCCGTCGGTGAGGAACCGCAGCGCATAGTCGAGCGTTTGCTGGTGCCCCATGACGAACGAGTGGCCCACGGTCTTGAGCCGAGCCAGCGCATTGCCGCCGTAGGGCCGACCCGTCATGGGTGCGGCGTAGTAGTGGCAATACCAGATGCCGTCGATTGAGATCGGGGTGAGGAACGGGACCACCTCGTAGCCGTGATCGGCGTAGTTGAGGTGGTCGGTCGACACCAGGCCGAAGAGCTTCGGGTCGTCGTTGGCGGCCCGGTCGATGCGATCCTCGTGGTTCCCCAAGGTGATGACCCGGCGGGGTCTCCACTTCTTCTCCTTCATCGCCCGACGGTGGGCGTTGAAGGCGTCGAGCGGCTCGTTGAGCACGTCGAAGGCGGCGTTGGCGGCCTCGATGTCAAGCGAATACCGGCGACCCTCGAACGAGCGCTTGCCGACGTCATAGGACGACAGCGAAGGCATGTCGGCGTGGTCGCCAAGGTGAATCACCACGTCGGGTCGCACGTCGACGATCAGCTGGCCGATCCAACGCAGATGATCGACCGGGGTGCCGTCCTTGGCTTGCGTGTCTGGGATGACGAGATGCGTGGTCACAGGCCACCCTTCTCTTCGAGGTCAGGAAACGCGACGCCGTGGCCCGTTGTGGCTGTTTTCGTGTCGGTCCAGGCGTTCAGCCACGTCGTCGATCTTGCGGTCGATGCGATGAACCGTCGTGTGGAGGTCGAGGAGGTTGTCGCGCACGTCGGTGACAAGGGCACGGCCCTCGGCGTGCTGCTCGGTGTTCTCACGACGCACCTTGGCGACCTGCACCCAGAGCATCGTGATGGCGCCGATCATGCCGATGATGCCGCCGAACAGGGCGGTCAAGGCATCGGCGCTGATGACGCTCACAACCCCATCGCCTTCCACGTCTGCGGGCCGACGATGCCATCGACGCTCAAGCCCTTGCGGGTCTGGAAGGCACGGACGGCCGCCTCGGTGGCCGGGCCGAAAACGCCGTCGGCGTTGATCTTGAGGCGCTGCTGGACCTGCGCCACGTCGGGGCCGGTGTCTCCTCGCCTGAGCGTGCGGTGCGACGCCTGGACGGGTGCGGTGCCCTGCATCGAGGCCCAAGTGGCAGGCCCGATGACGCCGTCAACGGCAAGACCGTGGGCAGCCTGCCAGTGGCGCACAGCTGCGTCGGTCTGGGGTCCCCACACGTTGTCGGCGGCAACGCCCACACGAGCCTGCACGGTCGCCACAGAGACGTTCGGGACCAAGACGTGCTGCGCCGGGTTGGAAGGCGTCACAGGGCTTACAGCGCCCGATCCGCCCTTCGTGGTGTCGAAGCGCAGGTAGCGCTGCGGCTGACGGCCGTCCTGGCTGACTCGGCAGTAGTTCGGGTCGCCCTGCTCGCCGTGGCTGACGGTGAGTGGGTCGTTCCCCGCCTCGACGACGAGGGCGGTGTGCCAACCGGTGCCGGGGCCGTAGACGATCACGTCGCCAGGCTGGACCTGAGCGAGGGTGATCGGCGTTCCGTGGGCGAGGAGCGTGCCGGTGTACCCGGTGCCGTTGTAGCCCTGCCCGTTCGGGTCAGGAGCGCCGGCCCACGAGTAGCAGTAGGTGACGAAGGCCGAGCAGTCGCAGAAGATCGGGCCATCGCCTGGGGCGCGGACCTGTGCCATGCGCTGCGGGCCCTCGGTGTAGTTGAACCGGCCGTGGTTGGCGACGCCCCACTTGGCCCAGCTCACGATGTCGGAGCGAGCGTCGGCCATTAGTCGTTGTAGAAGGACAAGCCGTCAAGCGACGTGATGACGCTGAGCAGCGGGCTGAGGTTGCCGCTGGTGTCGACCGACACCTGGTTGAGCGTGCCGGTCGAGGAGACGCCGAGCAGTGACTGGTTCGTCTGAGGCCTGTAGCCGGCCGGGAGCGTAAAAGCCGTCGTGTTGGCGGTGCCGCTCGTGATCCGACCGCGCAGCTGCACTCGGTTGCCGACCTTGCGATAGGCGGGGGTGATCGACCCGGCCACCCATGAGTTCGAGAACGACGAGATGGCGATCCAGTCGGAATCCTTGCCGATCTGGTTCATCTGTGTGGCGGTGAGGACATCGCCAGAGTTGAAGTTGACAGCAGCCATTGATGCTCCCTGCTAGTAGGCCAGACGGGACGAATCGAGGACGCCCTGGTCAGCGTCGTCGAGGATGAAGTAGTTGGCTCGATCGTTTGACCCGAGCGAGTACGTCACGAAGTAGGCGGATGACGAGGCGTCGAGCGAGTAGGAGATCCCCTCGATGATCGAGTCGATCGAGATCACCGAGGGCGTGCCCGTGCCGGGCGGCGTGCGCTCGACCGTGACGGCTTGGCCGATGTCAAAGGCGCAAAGGTTGGCTGCGCCCTTCAACTTGGCGATCGCTCGGCTGTCGACGACGCCGACCAGCTCGACGCCGATGGTGGCAAAGCGGATCTCCGGCGTTCCGTAGGAGTAGGCCAACCACTCGCACAACGACTGGACGTCCGGTGCGTTGGCGCTCTGCAAGGAGCTGAGCGACAACGTGCGGCCGAAATACTTCGCCACGCTGGCAGCGTTCGTGACCGTCTTGTTGATCGCCACGCCCGACGTGCCGCCATCGGTCGAGCCGGTGACGATGTTGTAGAGCAGCAGCGCTTGGCTGGCCTGCGTGATGGCGTTGTAGCCGCAGGTGCCAACGGCAAGGTCGGGGCTGGTTGTCGAATCGGTGAAAGTCACCGACAACGGCGTGAGGGCCGGGACGCCGTGGAATCCGATCTGGTAGCGGTCGTAGAACGTCAGCACGCCGAACCGGTCGATGAAGAGCAGCCCGTTCTCTGAGGCCGAGACCGCTTGGAGGTACTGCAGGGCGTCGCCAGTCGGGCGGCTGTCCTGAATAATCGTGTTGCCGGCGTCGATGTTCCTCGTGGCCGGGAACCCGACGTAGTCGAGCACCTGGCTGATGACCGTTCCGGGCAGCGCCGAGGTTACATGGATGCCGTCGATGGGCATGTTGGCCAGCAGCGTGAACGCGTCGACGCACGTGAACGTCGTGGTGCACGTGCTCGGCATCTCGTAGTTCACGCTGACGTCGTCCACGTAGCCAGCGAAGACCATCTGGCCGGCGATGAACACTTGCACCTGTGCTCGAGGTCCGACGTTCGGGTAGTACGGCGAGGCCGTGTTGGACGGGTCGAACGAGCGGTCTTCGTTGCGCAACGTGAACGACGCCGTGCCCGCTTGGAACTGGTCGGTCTGACGACTGCGGCCACGGGTGACCGAGACCTGCCCCGAGACGTAGCTGCTCACGTCGATAAAGACCGTGTCGGCCAGCGTGTAGGTCGTGTCGTTCAACTTGCCCCTGGTGGGGTCGTCCAAGGTGAAGAAATCCCCCAGGGTGCCGGTGGCCTCAAAGCCGATGAAGACCTCGACGGACGGGGCGGTCATCGGACGCCGGCGCCGGCCAATGAGCCGTTGCGCTGGGTCCAAGTCCGCAGAGCGTTGACGACCGCCTGCGGGTCAGCCCCGTGGACGTGGATGGTGATGTTGTTCCCACCCATGGCGTGATGAGGGACGATCGTTCCCGATCCTCGAGGCACGAAGAGCTCGGGACCTTGTTCGCCGACGATGTAGGGGCTGCCACCGTCGACCGGGCCACCCATGGCCTTGAACTTGGGAATCTTGGGAACGCTGAGCTCATCGCCGCCGATGATCGGCACCCAGCTCGGCACCTTCCAACTCAACTTGCCGACCGTGTTGTTCCACAGGTCGGCGATGCCGTTGAAAGCCGCCTTGAACGGGGACGTGATGATGTCGGAGATGGTCGAGAACGCCGTCGTGACGGCATCTTTGATCGTGCCAAACACGTCGATGAGGGTCTTGACGCCGTCCTTGACCCACTTGAAAACGGCCTTGATGTCCTTCCAAGCGGTCTTGATGTTGTCGACGACGTCGCCAAAAACCTTCTTGACGACCGGCCAGATCTTCTTCCACGCCGGGATCAGGTCGTTGACGATGAAGTTCTTGATGGCATGGAACACCGGCTTGATGAAGTCGTTCCATGCCGCCTTGGCGGCGTGCTGGATGGCGTGCCACACCGCCATGACGCCCTTACGGAACCAGCCCCAATGCGTGTACGCATAGATCACCGCTCCAACGAGCAGGGCGATGATGGCGATGATGAGAAGGATCGGCCAGGTGGCCGCCAACGTGGCAGCAGCGGCCATAATCATTTCGGCGACGTAGGCGACCAGGACGGCCAGCACGACGGTGCCGACGATGGCGGCAACGGCGTAGAGCGCTGCCTTGTGCTTCGTCAGCCAGTCCACGGCCTTGGTCAACCACTTGACGAGCTTCTCAACGATCGGGACGAGCTTCTCGCCGAGCTTGGCGGCCATGTCGCTGACGGATGCCTTGGCGGCATCCATCTTGCCCTTGAGCGTGCCGGCGGCAGCGTCGGCTGAACCCTTGAAGTGCTGCTGGAGGAGCTGCAACATGGCGGCAGACTTCTGCGCCGGGTCCTGGATGTTCGACACCGATTCGGGGATGGCGATGCCCATCTTCTTGGCTGCCGTGGTCGAGCCCGCCATCGTCTTGGCGAGGAGGTCGCCAGCCTTGGTCAGGTCGACGTGGCGGTTCTTGGCAACGTCGGCGGCGAGGCCCATCAGGTCCATCGACTTCTTGGCGTCGCCGTTCACCGTCGTCATCCGAGCGATGGCGCCCTCGGTCTGGGCGTTTGTGTAGCCGTACTTCTCCAGCTGCGTCGAGACCTTGGCCAGCTTGTTCTTGTGCTCGTCGATCGACGTGCCGGCGTTCTTGAAGGCGTTCTCCAACTGCACGTGGGCGTCTTCGAGCTCGGAGGTCTGGTCGACGGCGAAGGCCGCCATCGTGCCTCCGATGGCAGCGAACGAGGCAGCGATCGCTCCCCCGGCCTTGCTCATCTTCGTCGACGTGTTGCTCGTCTTCTGGGCGAGCTTCTCAAGGTCACGCTGCGCCTGGTCGAGCCCCTTGGAGTCGAACTGGCTGATGACGTTGATGTTGACTGCCATCGAAGCCCTCGATCCTGTGGGTTAGCCGAGCAGACGCTGCAGCTCGTTCTCGTACTTCATGACGGTCTCGGCGACGTCTCGGGAAATCGCCTTCTCGCCGCCCTTCTCATCCCATGCCGCCCAGATGAGTCGGGAAGGTTCGCCGCCTCGTTCTCGCAACATCGAGACGAACGTGCGGCCCGCCACGGTCTTGCCGTGGCTCTTGCGGCCTGCCAACTCGTAGATCGCACCAGGAGCGCTCTTGTTGGTGATCCGCCAAGCGGCAGAAGTGGCAGATCCTCGAGAGCGCTTGCCGCCTTGACGGACAGCGATACCTCGTTGCACCACGTTGGTATCCCACGCCCGATCGGCCCATTTGCCGTTGCCCTCGGTCTCGGGTGTCCACCCGCTGAGGGGCGTTCCCACTTGTCCGGCCTTGGCTTTGGCGAGACTGGACACCGGAGTCAAGAAACTGCGGATCTCCTTGTCCATCTTCTTGCGAAGATCGGGATCAGCCTGTTTGAGGATCTTCTTGAACCGGTTGTAGCCATAGAGGACAACCTTCGTCTCTTCGGTGGCCATCGCTACCTGCTCCGCTCTGCCTCTCGGGCTTGCTCCTTGAGGACGGCCAAGATCGCCAGATACATGTTCGGCTCAAGCTCGAGGAGGTCGAGTGGCGAGATGCCCGTGGCGACGCTGACCTGCGCGATCTGGTAGGTCAGGCTGTCTCTAAAGGGACTCGCTTGGCGTCTTCCACCGGTTCGACGTTCTCGACCTCATCGAGCCACTCATCGAACGGCTTGGTCGGGCGCCCTGTGATCTGGGTACCCTTCCAAGCCGCCCAATAGATGGCCTCGAAGGATGCACCCTCTCCGAAGAGATCGGTCATCGGCTTGGAGAAGTGGCGCTCCAGCTCGACGATGACCTTGGGCGTGATGTTGACCTCATACGCATCGCCCTGAGTGGGTTCGATGCGGAGACGCATGAGGGCGGCCACGACTAGCTCGTCGCCTTCGTGATGGCGCCGTCGATCGGCCAGGTGATCGTGGCGGAAGCCAAATCGCCGACCTGCACGTCGAGAGGCGTCCAGTCCGTCACGAGGGCGACGAAAGTGTAGGACGGGTTCGTCGCCGAGGCAGTGGTGCCATTGGGCTTGATGACGATGGTCGTCGTCGTGCCGATGAGCGAGTAGATCGACGCCTCGACCGAAGAGGCCGAGAAGTCCTGGTTGAAGTCCAGGGCGACCTTGGAGTCGGCGAGACCAGCGACGCGACGCTTGGCGGTGCTGCCGAACGTGGTCGTGTCGAGCTCGGCGCGCGACGTGGACAGCGTCACCTTGCGGATGCTCGACGAAAGGTCGACGCCTCCCACGGTGATTGTGGCGTTGGTGATGACCTGTGCCATGAGGCTCAGCCCTCCTTGTTGGTGTCGGCCGGTGCGGCCTCGGTTGTTGCGATCAGGTGGCCCGACTCGATGAGCCAGTCGACGTCGAAGCCGACGAGCTGCTCTTCGGTCAGCGTGGTGCCTGGCTCTTGGCCAAGCACCAGGAACGGGCCGGTGATGGTGTAGGTCACGCTTGCTCCTATGCGTAGACGGTGACGTTGAACTCGCAGCTCAGATAAGCGGCATCGCCAAGAGAGAGAGGGCGGACGGCGATCATGTTCTCGACGATCAGGCTCTGGCAGATGCCGTTGAGGGTCTGATCGACCTCGAGGGCGGCTCGGATCGACTGGCTGCCGTCGTAGGACACCCATCCGTCGATCTGTCGCTGCGCTGAGCGGTCGCCCATCCGACCGGCCACCAGGGCAACGAGGAACTGCCACTCGGACGTCCCACCCGCCATCGTGCGGTGGTAGGTGATGTTCTGCAGCTGCACGACCGCCATCGGTGGGTTGATCTGCTCGGGCAGGTGGTCGGCGACTCGCAGGCCGGGCACGGCGGCAAGGGCCAACGAAAGCGCCTCGTGGATCTGTGACGCCGAGCCGCTCATGCGAGGGTGGCGGTCTTGTACGGCGCCAGCATGCGCTGGACATCGGGGTCGATGTTGCGCACGGTGATGGCGCCGAGGTCGCCGAAACCAGCCACGCCGAGCAGCGAGTCGCCACGCTTGGTCAGGCGACCGGCGAGGAGG